GCGAGAGAATAATTGTCTCCCAGGATCTCGCCGGCTGGCAGCCACTTGCCGCTGTCAGGCATAGGAACATCTGCTTCGGGGTCTTTGATGCGGATGAGGCTTTCGAGGACTTCCCGGAAGTCGCGCCCATTCGCCGAGGACAGGGCGCCCGGCACGTTCTCCCAGACAGCCCAGCGCGGGGATCGTCCATTGGTCTTGCACCTCATTTCTGTGATAATTCGGATTGCTTCGCGGAACAGGCCGGAACGTGCGCCGTCCAGTCCGTTTCGCTTGCCGGCGATGGAAAGATCCTGACAGGGCGAACCGAAGGTGATGATGTCCACCGGCTCCAGATCGCCGCCATTCAGTTTGCTGACATCGCCGTAATGCTTCATATCGGGCAGTCGCTTCTGCGTTACGCGCACGGGAAACGGTTCGATCTCAGATGCCCAGACGGGATGAATACCCGACTTGATGCCTGCCAGCGGAAAACCGCCGATGCCGTCAAAAAGACTGCCCAATGTCAGTTGGTTCAAGGTGCGCTGCCTCCTTTCGGTTTTCGCCGTTTCCGGGGATTACTGTCCTCGGCGGGCGGCGTTTCTTCTTGCTCAGGTGTGTTTCCGTCGGTCTCCTGATCACTGTTCTCAGACTGTGCGGCGGATGCTGCGGCAGCGAGGAAAGCAGTGATGCCAGCGAGGTTGACAGGGATCATGTTACCGTTGACAAGGTAGGCATTGCCGCCTTCTTCATCGGACATGGCATTCATGTTCTCCAGTTCACGGATATCGTTGGCACTCATCCAGCCGTTCTGACGGGCGATTGCGTAGCCCTCCATGCGGCTTTTGTAGTCGCCGCGCATCAGACCGTCCAGATTGAACTGCACATAAAAGCGCCCTTTTTCCTTTTCGGAGAAAAGAGCGCGGTTGACGGCTTGCTCAATGCGAACCAGCCACGGGCGAATGGTATGGACGGCAAAATCGATTGATTGATGCTCGATATTGCTGAAGGTCGCTCTGTCCAGATCGCCGATCATGTGAGGCGGCACACGGAAGATACGGCAAATCTCAGATACCTGAAACTTTCGGGTTTCCAGAAACTGCGCTTCGTTGTTCGGCAGGCTCAGAGGAACGAAGGTCATGCCTTCCTCCAGTACAGCAACACGGCTTGCATTGGAGGAACTTCCGTAGGCAGCGTTCCAGCTGGCCCTGAGTGCAGCCGGGTCTTTGACCGTGTTCGGATGCGTCAGGATACCGCTGGGGCGAGCGCCGTTGGAAAAGAACTTGCTTCCGTACTCCTCAGCGGCGATGCCCAGACCGATTGCCGACTTTTCAAGTGCAATGGGACTGTAGCCCATGACACCGTCAAAGCCAAGGCCGGGAATGTGAAGTACATCCCTGGGATCGAGCCGCCAGCGTTTACCGTCGCTGGTTGTATAGGTGTAGGTCAGAAGCCCTCCGGCATCACGGTCAACTTCCATCTTGTCCGGTAGAAGCGGATAGATGCTGTCGATCTTGTCTCTGCCCGTACGGATAATCTGGCAGTAGGCATTACCGTACAGCAGAAGATGTGCCAGCATCGTTTCACGCAGGATGAACGAGGTCATTTCCTTGTTGGGCTCATCATGGATCAGCCGGTACAGCGGATGATCAGTAGCCTTGCGGCTTCCGTCCTCGGTCGTTTCATATACATGGAACGGCAGACTGGCGATAGTCTCCGCAATGACGCGAACACAGGCATAAACAGCAGATACCTGAATGGCAGAGGACGGATTGACCGCCTTGCCGGATGCGCTTGTACCGAAATAGAAAGTCGGCGCGGATGATACGGCATCAGTGGGCTTGTCCCGTGCGCGGAACATACGAGCGAACGGATTCTTCAAGATTCTCACTTCCTTCATGATTACAGGCCGCTTCCTGTCTTATGATCGTGGCAGTCTTTGCAAAGCGGCTGCCAGTTGGTGCGATCCCAAAATAGAACGGGATCACCTCGGTGCGGAATGATATGGTCAACAACGGTGGCAGGTGTAAGCTTGCCATCGTTTCTACATTTTGCGCAGAGCGGATTCTTTTTGAGGAACAGCGCCCGGGCAGATCGCCACTTACTGTCGTAGCCTCGCTCGGAGGCGTTCTCCCTGGCATACAGCTTGCGATGAGCCTCGCAATATACTCCATCAGAGAGGTTCGGACAGCCCGGATGCCTGCATGGTCGTTTCGGTTTTCTAGGCATGAAATCACCTCACAGTACCAGCAACCCGCGATGATTGTAGACAGAATCAGCGGTACTCAGGTTCTTCATAGCACGATCCAACGCCATCACAAGGGCAACTGCGCCGTCAACCTTTTCAGTTGACTTTTCCTTATCCAGCTTCAGGTTGCCGGCGGGATCGGTGCGAACATATGCGTTGTCCATATTCCATCGCAGAACGGGATGCCCGCCATGTGCCAGTTTATGTTCCAGCACGATGCGCATCAACTCTTTGGTTGGAGGACTCATGTCTTTAAAGCCCTGACCGAAAGGCACCATTGTGAAACCGTCATCTTCCAGCGTCTGCACCATCATGGTTGCATTCCAGCGGTCATGGGCGATTTCGCGGATGTTATAGCGTTCGCCGAGCTTACAAATGAACTGTTCGATGAAGCCGTAATGTACGACATTACCTTCGGTGGTCTTGATGAAGCCCATCCGTTCCCACTGATCGTATGGAACATGGTCGCGCCGTACTCTCAGTTGCATGGTTTCTTCCGGGAGCCAGAAAAAAGGAAGAACCCAATAGGGCTCTTCCTCGGAGGTTGGTGGGAATACCAGCACCAGCGCTGTAAGGTCGGAGGTGCTGGAAAGGTCGAGGCCAGCATAGCATGGTCGGCCTTCCAGCCAATACGGGTCCACAGTCTGTCCGCATTCATCCCATTTATCCATAGGCATCCAGCGAACAGACTGCTTGACCCACTGGTTGAGACGCAGCTGGCGGAACATGTTCTCATCTGCTGGCGTCTCCAAGGCTTTCCTGTACGCGTCCCGGACTTTGTCAATAGAAATGGTTTCTCCGAGCGACGGGTTAGCCTTGTACCAGTTTTCTTCGCTTGTCCAGTCTGCTTCATCCGGCAGACCGAATATGACCGGATAGAAACGAGGATCGACCTTGCGGCCCTCGATTATGTCCACGGCTTTCTGATGCACTTCCCAGCAGATGGAGTTTCGGTCGGTGCCGGCAGTCGTGAGGAAAAACCACAGCGGCTGTTTACGGGCATCACCGGAGCCCTGCGTCATAACATCATAAAGGGCGCGGGTCGGCTGAGTGTGGAGCTCGTCAAAGATGCAGGCCGAAACATTCAGGCCATGCTTGGTGGCAACTTCCGAGGAAAGCACCTGATAAATGCTTCCCGTGGGCTGATACACCATGCGCTTGGTGGAAGGAATAATCTTGATGCGCTTCATGAGTGCCGGGGACTGCCTGACCATATCGACTGCAACGTCGAATACGATGGCAGCCTGCTGGCGATCCGAAGCACAGGAGTACACTTCAGCCTTCCACTCATCATCATTTATGAGCATATTGAGGGCAAGCGCGGCACCGAGTTCGGACTTGCCGTTTTTCTTGGGGATTTCGATGTATGCAGTGTTGTATTGACGCATGGTGGGATCATCATCTCGTACTGTGCCGAACACATCGCGGATAACCTTCTCCTGCCAGGGAAGCAGTTCAAATGGCTTGCCGTGGAATTCGCCCTTTGTGTGCTTGAGTGCCTCGATAAAGCGCGTCACACGCTGGGCTTTTCTTTCGTCAAACGCCACGTTACCAGCCTCCCTTCAGAAGGGATTCCATCGGATCGTCCGAAGCGGAATCATCCTTGCCACCGCCATTGGCGATAATACGGGCGCGAGTGGCAGGTGTAAGACCGAATTCAGAGCAGAAGCTCTGCATGATTTTGAGGTTTTGCTGAGCGATGCTGACTTGCGGCACTTGCTGAACGTAGCCCGAAGGCGTCTGGAAGATGGAACCGTGCTGGGAGATGAACTCTTCAGCTTCTTTCCATCTGGCATAAGCTTGACAATAGCCGGCAAAAGCGGTCAGATCTGCCTGCGTCAGCACGCCCATCGCTTCCAAGGAGGGAGCCAGCCGCTTCCATTCCTTTTTTGCTTCCGGTTCCAGCCATGTCGGGCATTTGACCGTACCCTTGGGCGGGATCGGCTCATGCTCGTTGATCGGACGCTTGCCCGGGTTGCCTTCCAGCAGCTTTAGCGCGGTCGGCTTGGGCTTTCTGCCTCGTGTAGCCATCTGGCACACCTCCTTTCTTCAAAATGTTTTTCATCACTTAAGCGGTGCTCTGAATGCAATCCAGAAATAGGTGTCTCCCGAAAAAAGCCCCTTCGGAGTAGTAAAGCTGGTCTCGTTTATGTTTGTGACGTAATAGGAACTGATAGTCTGATCGGTACCGAATATGGTTGCAGGAGTTGTGGCACTGTTTGTCCAGTATCTGGTTGTTGTCGAAGTGCCTGACGACGAAGAGTTGCGGCGCACGGAATTGTAACAATACACATGCCCGGCATCTTCCCCATATACAAGCGACATCAGGGCATCATAGTATGTTGTTGTGGTGTTTGAAGGCGAACTGGTTTCATAGGAGCCGACTTTTACAAAAAGAATAGCACCCGGAGTATGCCCCAGCCCGTGCTCGACAACCTTCGCAGAACCCGTAGAAGTAGCCCTGACAGTGCCGCATTTAAAACCGATATCATCTGCAACTGTGATTCCGGCCATAGCAGTAATCATCTGACGGATAGTCATATCGCCGGTTTCGCCAGATTTTAGTCTGACGGCATCTGCCAGTTCTTTCATTCTTGTGTCAAGATTTCCCATTACCACTTACCCTCCAGTATTTTGTCTTCGCAATACGATTGGATAGTGGCAATATCATCGGCATTCCAGTAATCTGTACCGCGAACAGGCGTGTAACCGGGTTCTCCCTTGATGGTTCCGCCGTTAATCATTTGCACCAGCTGTGTGTACACATCAGCAGTTGGGTTGGCAATTATACCGCCAAGACTTTTGATCGAATGCTTGAACGGTATCTTGACCGGGGTCGAGGCGATGTCATCCGTATAGACACCGAGCTCCACGACATTGGTTTTACTGATGTCGGGGACATTGACCGTGTTGCCGGTGAAAGGAATATCTACATAGCTCCGCTGCCATGAGAACCTTGCAGTTTTGAGCGTTTCAGTATTCCATTCCGAGTCGAAGTCGAACTGAATTACATCGCTGGGGTTGTTACATACCAGCGATACCCCGGAAGGAATCGTAGCGATACGCTCCTTAACGGTAACAACAACTGTTGCCATTACGCATCAGCTCCTTCCAGAGAGGGTGCAATTTCCGAAAACGGAATGATCTGCCCGTCACGAAGAACGGAAACACCATCTGCGCCGTGTTCTGCGGCATAGCGCATAACGATGACCGAAGCATATCGGGGATCAAGCTCCATCGTGCGGCAGATACGGTCCGTTTGCTCACAGGCCATGAGCGTACTGCCGCTGCCGCCGAACAGATCCATCACCACGCCGTTGGGTGCAGAACTGTTCTTGATCGGATAAGCCAGAAGCGGGATCGGCTTCATAGTCGGGTGTTCCTTGGAATGCTTCGGTTTATCGAAGTTCCAGATTGTGGTCTGCTTGCGGTCGGAGAACCAGCGGTGCTTGCCGTTGGGCATCCATCCGAACAGTACCGGCTCGTGCTGCCACTGATAGGGGCTTCTGCCCAGAACAAGGGAATTCTTGACCCAGATACAGACGCCGCTGATGTGGAAGCCGGCTTCCTTGAACGCCCTGCGGAAGTTCAGCCCTTCCGTATCGGCATGGAAGATATAAGCAGAGCCGCCTTCCGCCATATGAGCAGCCATATTGCGAAATGCGGCCAGCAGAAATTCATAGAACTTTTCGTCTGCCATGCTGTCATTCTGGATGGATTTGCCGTCAGCGG